TACTTGCTCTTTAGGTTTTAACCTAACATTACCACCCATCATACCTACAGCATCAGGGTCAACCTCAACTCGTTTAGCTACATCTACTGCCTTACGTATACCTGCAGCAGCAGCGTCACCTATACCCGGAACTGCACCAACTAAAGCAGCACCACCCAGCGCAGCAATGAGTCCGTAGTTAGGTTCATCTTTCATCAACTCGTCATAGACTTCTTTTGCTGCCATAGCATCTCCTATGATAGGAGTAAACTCAGCAATAGTCTTAGCTGCATCTTTAAATGTCAGGTCAGTGTTTATATCTGTTACAGGTTCTACACCGTAAGACTCAACAAAACCAAGACGTTCTTCTTCTGTAGGTTTATCCACTATTTACTGTCTCCTTCAGTAACTTGAGTTTTCTGAGTACATCTATAGCACCCTGCTGCCTGTGTATAACATGCGGTTCATTAGCTGTTTCTAGCGCACGTTGTCTAGTTTTAATTAGTTCATCTATATGCTGTTGAAACTGTTCGTAACATTCTTTATCATTGACCAACTGCTTGAGGTGCATTACCTGTGAATCCTTGTTCTTCAGGTAAAGGTGCTGTACCCATACCTATTTGTGATCCTCCACCTCCAGATGTATCAGCTACGCTTTGTGGCCCCTGACCTTCAGGACTAGCTACACCTTGCTCTGGTGTTGGCGCTGGTGCTTGAAAACCTTTTAGTATCTCAGCCTGTATAGCTGCGTCAGCAATAGAGTTAGTTACCTTGTCAGGATCTAAGTCCATGCTTTTCGCTATCTCACGTATAATATAGTCCATTTTTGCAAAAGGTGCAAGCACTGGATTCTGTGCAACTTGTAAGAACTGCATCAAGCGTTGACTACGTACTTCATTAGCCATCAAGCTTTCTGTACCAGATGCACTTACCTCTAGGTCACCCCTTATGCTTTCATCAAAATCAAACTGCATGTTAAATGCAAAAAAGGCTTTACCTAAAGGACGGATAAGATAATCATCCACATTTTTAACAACGGTACGAATACTACCATTAGCAGCAGACATAAGCATAGAGATTCCAGAAGCAGTACGGCCCACTCCTGAAACTCCTGTTTGACCATGTGCAAAAGATGGGAATCCAGTAGACTCATCTGCTAAAACCCTCGCTTTATCAAATAGTTGCATGTTTTCACCAGCTACATTTGGAAACTTTGTACCAAAGATAGCCTGACCTGGAGCGCCACCTTGACGTCTAAAAACTTTTCCAGGATAAACAGACATGTCTTGGCCTGGAACTAAGTTAGTTTCATCTACTTCTATAATAAGATTACCAGATAGTGCGGCATTGTCAATAGCCATTCTCATAAAGCCATTCATCAATGTCTGTGTATCGTCCATGTTTTCAGCAATACCAACGCCAAAGAAGGAGTATGGGTTATGCTCGTATGGTACAGCGTAGTAAGGTATACGTGTAGGCTTGAATGGATTTAGTACAAAGCGTAGCACTTCACCATTAGATGTCCATATATTACAGTTAACCTCGTCTAAGTCTGACATCTCACTAGGTATGTCAACACCATGATCTTCTAATATCTTTGTATCAACAAAACCCCAGAACTCTAATACTTCCCAACGCTCAGACGTTGGTTGTGTATCATCATCCTCCATAGTCATTTCCCAGTACTTCTGTGTATAATCTGGGCCTGCATTTATAGCTTTTTGCACAGCATCATCCATAAAGTATGGACGTGACTTTAGCGCACGAAGTTGTGTGCGTGACATCTTATGTCTTTGTACAGTATATTCAGCATCGTCCATAGACTTTGCTTCAGGGTCAGGATAAAAATCCCAAACACTTACGTGATTACATTCAGGAACAGTTTTAACAAGAGGATCATAGTTACCATCTTCACCCCAGTTAGGATACTCTTTATCTACAGCAAATGGGCCTTTCATAATACCTGTACCCAGAAGTGCCATTTCAAATGCCATACTTCTTAGATGTACGTTAGCTCCACTTTCCTGTAGCTGATCATGTATTTTCTTTTCCATCTTTTTAGCGGAAACCATAGCAGGATGAAACGTTACTGAGGTAGCTGTAGTGCCATCACCTTCTATAATTTTTTCAGACACAGGTGCTAGTTTTTCTTCCATGCCACCTAGTCTAGATTGTAAATCCATTAAAGTTTCGCCAGGTTGTAAATCTGTATCGCCATCTATTAAGTAAGGTCTTGGCGCTGGTGAACCCATAGCTGCACTAATAGCAGCCTGTCCTGCCTCTGCTCTAGGGTCTATGTTTATATGAACAGAATCAGCTACCCCATCAGGTAGCACAGTGGGATTTACAGATAGAGGAAACTTATTGTTACCAAAAAGTACGTCTACTATCTGTCCGTATGCTGCTAGTGTTTTTGTCTTTGTTACTTTTACAAATACACGTGACTTTTCTGTATCAGTAAACTGCACGTCTGTTCCATACAAACCACGATAGTTACGATAAGCTCTTAACCATCTTTGTTCATCTGCGTAGCGATGGTCCTCTGATCTTTTATATCTTTCACTTACAAAAGAAACAACACTTGATTTCTGTTCAAAGATACTATCAAGCCCACTCTTTGCAGCTACGACTTCATCTGTCTCAAACATTTCTTCCTGTTCAGCCATTATATTCTTCCTTGTTAAAACAATCTAGTTGTATGTCGTAGTATTGGTTGTTTCTAAACTTATTCCAGTTAGAAGTATCAGCCAGCTTTAAACACTCTTCCTCTGTATACATTTCTTGTGATACATACTGATTACCTGTATATACCCAGTCAGTTCCGTTGTTTCCCCATATACTTATTACTAATACAAAAGCTTTCATTTATTTTTTCTCCAAGGTCCGTTGTCAAAAGCAGCTTGCTCTTCACAGTTAGGGCATGTAGTGTTCCACATATTCGTGTTGTAGGTTATCTCGCACTTAGGGCAAGTCGTCACTACATCAGTATCCGAACGTTGTGTCACTAGCTTGGAATCCTGTTCGTTGTTTTGCAGGGTTGTAATCCCATATGCTGCTTCTTGGTCTTGTCATTATACCATATCTTAAAGCATCATACAAGTGGTCTTCTGCTTTTGTATCTACATCCTCTGGATTTCTTTTGTCCAGTGGAATAGCTGGTAGCTGCGCTATCGTATTAGTGCAGTTATTCATAAACGCTAACATAGGTTTTTCAGTAAACTCGTCTACCTTCAAACGTCTATGTATTTCGTTTTTACCTGCGATACGTGAGCCTCTCGAACGATCTGAAGGACGCCATCGACAACCTTTCATATTCATCTGTTCTGCTAACGATGGCCCAGTATCGCCACGGTTGTGCCACAAAGAGCTATCCAGCACACCGTATCTCATACCACCGTCTTTTGCTTCTGCTTCTAGTATCATATCTGCTAGGTCAGAAGCGGTAACTTTAGAAACGTATAACTCTCTATATACTATAAGCTGTTCATCAGGAGCCACAGTAAACCAAAGAACCCCAGTGTAACTGCCATAACCGTAATCACACGCACGAAAACGTACCCATGAGTTAGGAATTTCAAAGTGTTCGATAACGTGGGTAGTTCTGTCAAACTCTGGAAAGGCTGCTCCTTCGTTAATATCCCAGTTTCCTTCGAGGAGTTGCTTCCTCTGATGCTCTGGTAGTGATAAGAGCATGGCCTCATAGTCACCCTCTTCGGCAAGGTATGGGTTATCGAAGAGAGATGCAGGAATAAACCTACGCTTGAATAGAGGCTGACCTTCCTTGCTGTGTCCTTTAGGGAATGTAATTGTTTTATTTGATTCAATGTCTGTAGCCCAAAAAGACTTACCTGCAGGTGCAGGGTCTATAAACATTTTCTTTACCCAAGCATGTCCAGCGCCCCCTGGGTTTGTTGTAGCTCTCATGTAAAGCCCTAGTTCTTTACCGTAAGCGCTACGAAGACGTGACCTCATATAATCCCAAGCGTAAGGTGTAGGCCATTGAGTAAGTTCGTCAAATCCAATCCAGTTAAAAGCCTGTCCTTGGTAACGTGTGACATCGGTATCTTTATCCAGATACGACATCCATAGTCTTCCACCTTTAGGGGAAATCCACTGAGATTTTCTCTCTGACCATTTGATGCCTGGAACTGCACGTGGATACAACTCCTGTGATTTCTGTATAAGTTCCCTTAGTTCTTCTGTTGTGTGTCGTACAAGGAGTCCAGAGAAGTGTGGGTTATTCAGGCCGTGTAGTGGGTCTGCCAACATAGCATACGATTTACCGCCACCTGCTGCTCCACCATACAGCACTTCTCTTTCTGAAGAACTCAAGAAGGAGGTCTGTGGACCTTCATTCGGTTTGAATACGACTTCTTTAGCCTCTTCAACGTCATACTCAGGGGCTACTACCTGCGCTGGGATAGTTTCAACTGGGGGAGCTTCTATCTCCGCAGGCTTCTGAGTATGCACCGACTCCTTGTTTTTCGAGCTTCTCGATTTCCGAGAGCGTTTCTTCGAGCCACTTGGCAAGCTTACGCTTAATTGCAGATGCTTTTCTACGTTTTTGCTCAACTTCTATCCGTTTCTTTAGACCCATATGCGAGATGTATCGGTCTGCTTCTTTACTCAACCACTGTGCTACTGCTCTGTAACTATACTGCTTGAGGTGTTGTTTTGCAAGCTCTAACGCTTCTAGCTCATGCTCAACTGGCACAAGTAGTTTTTCATTCTCTGGGTGTACTTCATAACCAAAGGGAACTTTAATAGTTGTCCTTGCTATGATGTGCCATTCTTTGTTGTGTCCTTTGGGCGGCAGAGGTAATTGCCAAAAGCCCAGTTCTCTTTGAGGTATTATTCGTTTGTACCTTCTTTAGGCGGTAAATAAAAAATGCCACCACCACTGGTGACATCTACTTTCTCTACTTTACCAAGACCTGCTCTATCAAGCACATCTTTAGCAGCTATCATTTTTTCTTTGATACCCAACTGAGTGGGGTCTTGCAAAGCGCCCATAAGCGAGACAGCAGCTTTCGGGGCAGTCCTAGCAAAGTAAGTCCTAGTCTTTTCAGCGATTTCATCTTTTAGTGCCTCCACTATAGCAGTTGTACTGGAGTTGTCGCC